TTTGTTTGTTATTATTGCTGGCATTGTTTCCTCTTTTTCTTAATTATATTTATACGCTAACTTTCTGTTATTTCTGTGGGTAGCGCAAGATTTGTTTTTAATCTATCCGTTGTTATGTCTCCAAATTGTACTACTTCACCATCTAAAGATGTGTTATAAGTGCCTGTTAGTCTAAGATTAGCGTAGTTATCTAATCTCATTGGTGATATTGATGTCGTCACTGTACTATCAGAAGCACCACCAGTAGATGTTACAACTGCCCTACCACCACTACCTGTAAAGTGTGATAACGCAAACTTATTTAGTGTATTCATAGTAGGGCCACAATATGCGTAACCGTATTGATTTTCAATACCTCTAATTGTAATATTTTTAAACCCTGATCTAAATTTAAGAGAGATTGATCTTTTTAAAGTTAAGTCTCTTGTATTCGTAGTAAAGTGTTCACTAGTAGAATCTGTAAAGTCTGGATCAACACCTAACTCTGGATTACTTCTTAATGTAGTGCCATCATCAACTGTACCTAGTCTTCTACCAAAAATAGTAGAGAATAAAGTATTGATTACTAGATCAGCACCTGGATCAAATGTTAATCCACTATTGACACCTACAAAACTTCTAATCTTGTTATTAACCTGAGTGGCCATATCCACTTGACCTGTAAAATAGAAACCAGCAGAGTGCATTGTTTTCTTAAATGAGTCTCGCCAGTCATTTATTGATCTACCAACTTTAATTACATAAGAGAAGTCCTGATAGTATAAACTATCTTGTATCTTCATTGTTGTCTCTGATAAATGACCATCTTCATTTAAGAACACACCAGCCGTATCTACCACTGCGTTTACTGTAATTGTTGCAGTCGCTAAATCATTTTTTAAAACTGTCGCTGTGATTTCTGAAGATAAGCCTGTGATTGTTGTATTTGCTAGAAACTCACCAGTCGCATCTTTTACAACCATCAAATTTCTATCACTATCAAAAGATACAAATGTCGCTAATATTGCTGTAGAACTAGCATCAAATCCTGTAATAGTTTCACCCTCTGTAAAATTACCACCTGATTTATCTTTTATAATTATTGAACTAGGTAATTTTAATGCTGGACTAGGTGACGCTTCATAACCTGCGCCTGTTTCAATTTTTTTAGTATTAAGTAATCTACCTATCTCTGAACCATAAGGTATTATCTTTGCGCCACTACCACCACTACCTGTTGATACCACTGCCGTAGGTAAAGATGTAAAACCACTACCACCATTTATAATTCTTATGTCTGTAATATCTTCACTACCTGTTCCACTCTCTTGTACAATTTTATCACCTGTATAAACATCACCTCTTACAGTCTCATCTTCTAATACGATATGATCTGTTGATGTTGCGCCTGTTGTTCCATTCTCTGGTGTTATACCACCATTGACAACAGATACTTTCGCTGTGACACCACCACCATTTGTATTAGTGTTAGTAAAAGTTAAATCATCACCGATCGCATAACCTGATCCTGCGTCATCAATCAATATTTCATTTATCTCACCTGAACCAACATTATCTACTTGAATAATTGCTGATTGACCACCACCTGTTAAAGTTATAGCTTGATCTGGTGATAATAAAGCACCGTCATTTGTAATAGTGACAATATCAGGTATACCTGTTACTGTTGCTTTAATAAATGTGTCAGATGTATCTGTCTCAGTACCTCTTATTTCTTCTGATGTGACAAAAGTACCTGTAATAGTTTCTTCATTTAAGATAAATTCTGAAACAGTGTTTGCACCTATTTGAAACTTAAATACGTTTTCTACAATTGCTGTGGCACTAGAAGTTTGACCTGTGATTGTTCTACCAATCAAATCAGATGTATCACCAACTGTACCTATTGCTCTTAAAACTTTCTTAGTATCAAATTGTCCATCTGATACTCTTAACATCTGTTCTCTTGGATAGAAAATTTCTGAATCTAAATTAAATAGAAATCTAAAAAATACCTCATGTCCTCTTGCCGTACCTTTTGCTCTATATACAGATTTAATATTTTTGATTAGTTTTCTTTTACTAACATTACCATCTAGTGTTTCTGGTAGTGTATTTAAAAACTCATTTCTAAATTTTGTTAAGAAGTTTGAGATCGCTCTATCAGGATCACGGAAGTTTAATAACTCTTGTATGTTATTAACAGGATTAGGTTTATAATTTGTTAATGTTGCTCTTGCGCCTGAAATGCCACCTGTAATAGTTTCATCTTGTACGAAACCATCTTGCGCTGATATAAACAATCTATTATTATCTAAATCTTCTGATAATACTTCTGCTGTTGCATTTGAAGTAGAACCTGTTATAGTTTCACCTCTTTGAAATTTTCCAAATCCAGTATCTTCTAAAAGTATCTTATCACCTGCGTCTAGTGATGTTCTATCTGTATCTAATTTTGATGCGTTTAATATTAGATTGTTTGTTTGCGCTGTTTCAGTCTCTAATTGAATACCATCTGTTAATTCAATATTAGAGAGTGTGATACATGCAGACTCCATAAATTTATAGTATGTAGAAACAAACTCTAAAAATTTAGGGTGATCGCTAAGTACAAACTCTGGTACTTGTTGATTTAAAAGGTTGGTTATCTTTTTTGTAAACTTGGCCATTAATAACTACTTGTTGTTGTATATCCTACCCCTGCGTCAGCAGAACCTCCAACAAAAGCATCAGCCGTAACTGTGATAGATGAATTGGCTACATCTATTTCTATTATTTGGTCTCTAACAGGAGTGACATCATTTGAATTAGGTTTTACTGTTAATTCTATTTTAGTTGAAGCAGCGCCTCTAATATTTTCTACACTTAATACACTTAAAGAGTTAATAGTGATTGCGCCTGTATCATAATCAATTGTACCTTGCGTATTGTTAGCATAGACTCTAGTTGAGCCAGAGAAACTATATCGTCTTATATTACCTTGACCATCATCATCTAAAAAGAAAACTGTAGAACTATCACCTGATATTTTAAAACCAGAACTTTCTAATATACCACCACCAGATGAGTTATGACCTGAGTGTGGATTATATAATGCATTTCTAAAGTAAACATTATATTTTGTTGATGAGCCTAATGTAGGTGTAAAATCTTTTCTAATTTTAAGAGTTGTAATATTTGATAAAATAGAATTATCAGTGGCATCAATTAAACTTGATAGTTTTGAAAATCTAAACACACTATCAAATTGTGATAATGTATTTTCGCTGTAATTTGTGATTGTTGTTAATACATCTGATTTCAAAGTTGTCGCTGTTTTTGTAGTTGCCTTTTCATCATACTTAATAGTAGATGTTAATAATATTTTTGTAGTTTCAGGATCAACAATCTCTGGTCTTACAGATGCCACATTGTATTTACCTAATTGAGTAACAATATCTGTTTTAGTTGTATTTGTAAGTGTGGAACCTGATGCTGCTTTAATCGCTATCTTAACTACACCATATACAGGTGTCTCATCATCTTCACCACCCCAAGCAGATACTGATTGAGCATTTGGATATATTGATCTTACCAAACTTTCATAATCACTTGTTGTCACTGCTCTGTCTTGTGCTGAAAATTGTAAAGGTGCATTGTATCTAATAGACTCTTTTGTTTGAGCCTCTGCGCCACCTTGAGCACTTGAAACTGTAGAAATAGATACATCAGTGAAACCACCAATGTTAGTTGATAGTGTAAATGAGTTTGCGCCATTTGCTTCTGTTTTGTTTGAAACAATGTATTCTAATATTACAATATTACCATCTGACAATGATGTACCTAGTACACCGTCACCAAAGTAAACTTCAAACTTACCATCTTCTTGTTCTTGTAAAAAATAAACTTTTGAAGTAGATGATAAACTAGTCACACCTGTGGCTAGAGTGTAAGTGCTAGTTGTAGTATCACTAGCAGAATTTTGTACGGATACTTTTAGAGTTGATGTATCTGCGTCAACACTAGGTATAATAAATCTTTGGTCAACATCTGTACTATCTACTGTATATTTGAATGTGACAAGTGTTCCTTCAAACACAGACAAATTAGAAAACTTATAAACACCAGCAAGTGGTGATATTGTCTCTGATGCATTAGTCACAAACTGATATGTTTGACCATCTACCGTTGTTGTAAATGCTGTGCCTTTAGCAGCAGTCACAGTTGCTGGACTGCCTGTCACATTATTAAGAGTAACATCAATAGTAGCCGTAGGTGACTTTGGTGACGTTGGTGTATAACCTAACATCTTTGCTATTGACACAATATTTTTTCTAATGTCAGCGCTATCTAGGTACATTTCATTTGCCAACATATTGGCATTGAAACCTAGGTAGTGAGTATTGTATGCAAGTAGGTCTAATAGAACTGCGAAACCTGAACCTTCAAAATCGTAGTCCTGAAATTCTGATTGACTTTGTAAAAATGTTTTGAGATTTGTTTTTATATCATCAAAATCAAATTCTGATACTTCTAATTTATTACTTGCCATTTTATCTTAATCTTTCTAAAAATGTTTCTACTGTAACTGGGTTTGTTATTCCTATAACATAAAATTTTATTGAAAGTTTATATGCATTTCTATCAATATCAGGATCAGCAATAACCTGTGTTATTTTTGCTCTTGGCTCAAAGTTAGTTAATACTTCTTCAACTTTTCTTTGTAAATTAAGAGCAGTAAGTGGTGTCATATTTTCAAATAATAACGCTCTTACATTACCACCAATCTCTGGGTGAAAAGGTCTTTCAAAATGATTAGTGTTGATTAAATTTCTAACACTTCTTTTTACTGCCTCAACATCAGTTAGTTTATTTACATCATTGGTTACAGTATTTCTACCAAAGTCTAAATCTAAATCTTTGTAAATACGAGTTGCTCGTTTACTATCGTTTGATAAGTTTTCTGTACTATAACTAGGCATAACAATATTTATACACTATTAACCAGCGTTTACGTTTGAACTACCAGAAATACTATGACCACAAGAAGCAGTATCACCAGCCCTTACAACACCAATACTATTGACTTTTACAGTAGATGAACTACTTGTCATTGGTGGTGGGGGTGAGTGTGGTGGTAAACCATGACCAGCAACTTTATCACCTAGTCTAACAACACCTTTACTATTAACAGAAACGTTAGAACTACCCTCTATGGCGACACCTCCCGCTGCATCTTGTCCGTTTCTACTAATGCCAGGCATTATCTTCTTGCTTCTCTTGCCGCTTTTGCTGCTAATCGCTTTTGTTCTGTGATAATCGCTTGTCTAATCTTTCTACCCATAGGTATATTTACTGATGTACTGATTTGTTTACCTTTTTTACTCACATATTCAACGCCAATCACCTTATCTTTGTAATCACCTTGAACAGCAAGTACGGCTTTCTTTAAACTTATCGCTTCTTTCTCTTTTTCGTCACCACTTTCGTTCCAAAACTTAAATATTCTCATTTTACTCATAATTTTTATGCTCCATTAAATAAATCTTCATTATTTGTTATTTTTTCTTCATCATTATCACATCTACAACTGCCACAACACTTAATTTCTGTACCTTTATCGTATTCTTTCATGCAATCACCGCCACAGTGACAGTCGTGTCCACAATTTTGACAATATTTTTTCATATTTCTATTTATGATCAGTAATTACAGTTAATTTTTACCGCCGAATCGCCTATTTTCTCTGAATCTGGCGTAATTTTACAGTGGTTCACACAACCAGAACAAAACGTGAACAAAAAAACCCAAAAAATGACGTAAAATAAGGGTTTTTTGACTAAATTATTTTGGTTTTTTCCCATTTTTTACTGTACTTTTTACTATTTACCCTATATTATATACTCATTATGACAAACAAAAAAATAAAACTAAAAAAAGTAGAAGATAAATTAGGTTTTGTAAGTGAATATGGTATATTTGTTACAGATCCTTTTGAAAGTGAGTGTGGTAGGTTTATGATGGACCCTATCAAAGACTATGGTCTTACTCAAAAACAAGTAGATCAAATGGTTAAAGCGAATGATTTAGAAGAAGAATTAGGTATCTGGTCTGATTTCGCTTTAGAAGGTTTAACAAATAATATAGGAGGACAACAATAATGAAAAAAAAGATATATGAATATATGACAATCGTATTCACAGTAATGGGTACGTTAGCTATGGTATCAGCAGTTGGTGCGATAGAAACAGATCAATACTTACTAGGGGCATCAGCAGTTTGTGTAGGTTTCGCTAGTTTTGTTATGAGTTTATTTTCTCAACAATTATATTCGGAGGCTAAATAATGATTAAAGTAGAACAAAAAGCAGAAAACATATATGAGGGTATCGCTAATATGATGGCGGGTGCCAAAGATGACTATATACAAATGTCAACTAGTTATGGTAAAAAAGAATTACAAGGTTACTCTAAAGAACAGGTTGATAATTGGGATAATAAAACAAAAGTGAGTATGGGTAAAAAGTATATTAAGATTGTACAGGATACTGGTGTCTTCGCTTTTGTTATGAAAGAAGACTCTGGTAGATTTAAAAAAGGTGATATATTAAAAGCCGCTGGTTATAACAAACCCGCTTTGAACTCGGCTAGAGGTAATGTATTAACTGGTAATTATGCAATTCAATGGACTGGTCCATTGTACTTAAAATAGGAGGACAACTATGAAGAAAAAAATATATGAGTATATGACAATCGTATTCGCAGTAATGGGTACACTAGGTATGGTATCAGCAGTCGGTGCGATAGAGACAGATCAATACTTACTAGGCGCATCAGCAGTTTGTGTTGGTTTCGCTAGTTTTGTAATGAGTTTGTTTTCTCAACAGTTATATTCGGAGGCGAAGTAATTGGACAAGTATTTAAAATGGGTGGCGACACTATTCTTAATGATTGGTGTAGGTGCCAACTCTCTCGCAATTTACCCTGCGGGACCTTTATTCACATTGGCTGGGGGTTTGACCTGGTTAATCGTATCTATTATGTGGCGTGAGGCCGCATTGATTACAACTAATCTAGTATTATCAGCGATCACTGTCGTTGGTTTGTATATCACTTATATTCATTAAAGAGCAATCGTAGTTTAACGGTAGAACGTCTGCCTGTGGCGCAGAAGGTGATTGTTCGATTCAATCCGATTGTACCAAAATTTTAGATTAAGTGAGAGGTGAGTTATATGTGGAGGAACTCACCTCTCGTGGTGTGGTATAGTTATTTATACAACTAAATGCTCTGCATTCGTGGGTCTTTTGAAAAAAGATTTTTCTTTGCCTTTGGTCTGGCAATACTATCCTTACTTCTTTT